AGCCCTTGAAAAGTGTATCAACACCGCCGACAAGCTGTTCATAGTCGGCATAGGCATTAACTACCTCCTTGCCTAGCTTTACGGCTGTTGCGGCCGCCACAGTAACAACCGCACCCATCGCAACGCCCACACCCTTGAGTACCGAACCAAGCTTTGAAAATCTCTCCTTTGACTTATCCGCCTTGTCGCCTGCGTCCTTGATTTCATCGCCCATATCATCGGCACTTTCGGCAGTATCATCAAGCCGACCGTCAACCTTTTCAAGAGATTTTTCTGTCCCCTCAATATCCGTCTTTGCCTGTTCAAGTGCAGAATTATTACTGTTCAGTTCACGCTCCATACTGTTGAGTGATGCCTCGGCATTGTTAAGCTGAATTTGCCAGCTTTGTGTTCTCCTGTCAGTTTCACCAAATGACTCTGATGCATTTGCAAGTGCCTGTCGCAAGGTTTCAATCTTCTGCTTTTGTGCGTCAATCTCCTTATTAAGAACCGTATTTCTTGCAGACAAAGCCTGAACGGAATTGTCATTCTTATCAAACTGCGAGGACACAAGTTTCATCTCAGAGCCGAGCACCTTAAAGCTCTGATTGATTTCTGCAAGCGACTTTTTAAATTCCTTTTCGCCCTCAATGCCAAGCTTAAGTCCAAAACTATCTGACATTTAAGTTCACCTCCTCATTTTAGGGCATAAAAAAAGAGCCTATTGGCTCAAAAGTGTATTAAAAAAGGAGCAACCTTTTGGTTACTCCTTGAAATTATTGTATAGATAAATTGAAATTTGACATATCATATCTATGAATATTACTCATTCTGAAAAATCTGTAATTTACTATCAGTAGCAAAACTCATACCTATCTGCGATTTCTCTTAATTTTAGAATAATGCCTATCATTCTTTCGATATATTCATCCCATTTATCTATATTTTCAACCTGTGCTGGTATTTTAACTCTAATCTGGGAATATTTACTATATTGATTCAAACTAATCTCATCATATTTTCCTAAACAAAGTTCCTCAACAATAGAATCAAAATCTGCATCAATTGCATCATAGAAAATAGTTTCAAACTTCTTAAAATTCACTTCAATATTTATGTTATTTTTTCTAAATGGAACATTCATTTCATAGGATTTTCCCCATCGTAAATTAATACAATCTGTACGTCCTTGTCGTGAAAGGGAAAATCCATATTTCAAAACTACACTTTCAAACCTGTTCCAAAATTCAATATTTAATTCTGCATTTATTGGTGGCTTAACATTTGAATCTCTTTTTATACAATCATCCTTTGTCGCCACTTTTAAAATCACATTTGGGTCATTAAGTAAATCTGAATTTTCATCTGGAGACATTAACAGTATCCAAAATTCAAGCTTTCTATCTGAAGATTGAGCTAATTCTTTTATGTATTCTACCGCACGAAAGTGTTCCTCGTCTATATCTTCTGTAATCCATACAATTGTTGAAACTGAATTCCAAGCTGAATAGGTAAGTATTTCACCTAAATGAATATGATTACTTAAAAAATATTGATTCTCAACAACAATTTTTTCATCATTTTCGTCAATTGCAAGAATATCAACTGGGTATTTTCCTTTGCCATATTCACTAGATTCTTTCACTTCAGTACACGCACTTACAATGTTTCTTCCAATAATATTTCCTACGCAATCTATATTATCAGCAAGCCATTTTGTAAAATTTCTCTCCTCCTGCCAACAAGGAACTTCATTCATTCTTATTCTCTTTGCCATAATTAAGACTCCTAACAATTTCAGTTTTTTAATGGGCTAATTATATCATACTGCTTAATAAATCTCAATCCTTTTCAGAATAATCAAACCCCATAAGGAATAACATCATCAATGCAAGCAACTCGTTTTGGCTTTGCAATGCCGTTATACTGCTTATGGCACTCCCACAAATCAAGCAAAAGTCCAAATGGCATGAGCCACACTTCTTCCTGCGAAAGATTTAGGTGAGCAAGTCCGTAATAAAGAAGTCGGGTGAACAGCTCAGCGTCTGTTACCCGACTTTCGTGTTTTTTGAGGTTTGCTCACTTTCAATGTTTCGCTTTGTGCCTTTCTGCATTGAGTCCATAATTGCATTCTTGTATTCTGCAAGGTCAAACGGTGAGGTCAAAAGTTCAACCTCGTTCTCACAAAGCAAAGGCTTTTTGCTGTTTGGATTTTTTAGATTGTAAATCATAACGCCCTGATTTGCAAGCAAGGTGATAAGCCAGATGATTTCATCAAGTGCCATTTCAAAATTTTCACTTTTCATCAGCCTGTCACCGAGGTTTTCAAGTCCGCCGTATCTTTTGGCAATTTCCTTTGTTGCTCTTGTGGTGAGAATAAGCTCATATTCGTTTTCACCGATTTTAATAATATTTCCTCTGTCAGTCATAACGCACCTCCGTATTTATTCAGCATAGGTCGGCTCGTACACCTGAGTGTACCAACCGCTGATTGTGTCACTTGCAACACCTGTATCGTCCTCTGAAATTTCAGCCTTCCACGGGTGCTTGCCGAGCTTGTCAGCCTTGTTTCTGCGGATAACCGTACCCTCAATCGACGGAGTGGAAAACTCGATGCTTTCGCCCTTTGTGGTAAGATTAGTTGCAGGAATGCCAAACTTCACTCTGTAAAGCCAGAAGTAACGATACTTGCCGTTCGATTTCTTTGCACGAAAACCGATTGCAACGGGCGGTGCTCCGTCCTCAGATGCGGAAACCAACACCTTGTTTTTGTCGATTGTCGCACCGGTCAAATCCTCTGCAACAGCAGTTCCGATGTCATCAATGCCGAGTGTCAGCGTTCCGCTTTGAAATTCCTTTACAACCTCAGATGCACCGTCATCGGCATAGAGTGTCGCCTCGGCAAGCTCTACCGAAAGTTCCGCACTCATCGCCTTTGCAAGCGGAACAGGTGTATCGTAGGTTTCGTTTCCGTCAGAGTCCTCCAGGATTTTTGCGTAGTACAGCTTATCAAGTCCGATTGTTGCCATAATCTATCTCCTCCAGTTCATAAGTTTTTAATGCGTCAATAGCATAGTGATGATAGCCCGTGTCGCTCTCATAACCGATATACAGTCTGTCGGTAATTGAAATATCACTCTGAAAAAGAGCGGTCACAAGCTTGTATTTAAGTGCAGAGTAATTACCCTTTGAAAATATAGAAATTCTCACTTCCTGTCTGTCAAAGGTCGGCATATTGTCGCAGTGCATATCAAAGCCGTCCGAAAGCGGAGTGAGAACAATGTATTCGTCAGGTACTTTGTCTGAAAAAGCTCCTGTTTCAACCTTGATGTTCAATTCCTCTGCAATACTCTTGATTTCAGCAAGCAAACTCATATGCTCTTTACCTCCTCATCAAGCGTGTTAATCATAACCGTCATACACTCCTTGCGTGACGCTGATTTTGCGGGTTTCATAAACGGCTTTGGTGGCTGACCGCTTTTGCCGTATTCAATTACGCTCGCAATTTTTGCATTGCTCTCGCCATTTGTTCTCGGCTCTGAAAAGCCTATTTTGATATTCAGATTGCCGTTCTTGTCTGATAAAACAGGGGACACGCCGAGCGAGCGTTCAAGCTCACCCGTTGAGCGTGACTGCGTTTTTGTGTCCGTGCTGATGACATTTCTGAGATTTGTCCTCACCTTTTTCAGAACAACCTCAGCACCGGCATTGAGTACCCTTCCGCACACATCATCGGTTTTGTCACCTAGTCTTGAAATCTTGAGTAAAAACTCCTCCGGCATTTTTATTGTGCATCTAGCCACTTGCTTCAACCTCCTTTGCGAGAATTTCAAGATACATTCCTCTGCCTTTTACATTCTCAACAGAGGTGATTTCAAACCGCTTTCCGTCACAAAGGATGAGCATATCGGTTGTAACCTCAATGTGCGGAATACACCTCAGACGAAACAGATCAGTCGCAACGGAAAATGTCGCCATATTCGCCCACCGTTCACTGCCGTGTCTGCCCTCACGATATGCTCTCACGCTTGCTACTGTTTTCATTCTTTCATTCTTAAAGCCCTCATCATCGGTTTCAATCACCCTTTTCATAATTTCAACAGGTGTGTTCATGTTTCCAAAACTCATAGTTACACCTTCCAGTTTCTGTCAAGCCTTAAAAGTAAATTGACCGTGTTCCACACCTGAGCCGATGCGTTTGTGCTGTCAGCAAAGAATCCGCCCGTTGAGCCATCTCTGCTTTCGTAGAAATGGCTTGCAAGCATAATAACTGCCTGCTCGGTAGTTGTAGGCATTGCGTGTGTGGAGTAGTAACCCTCATCAATGTGTTGATAGCTTTCGGCATAGGAAACCGATGCAGCGATGTACTGCTCAAGAAGTGCATCGTCCTCAGAATGTTCAAGTATGAGATTTTGCTTTACCCTTTCTAAAAGCCTGTCAGTCATAAAAGCACTCCTTAACCGCCTGTAGAAACTGTACCCTTCATTTTGAGAATCTTAACTGCCTCCGGAACAATAAGTCTTGCATCAACTCTTTTTGTCGCAAGGAAACCTACCTGTCCGTTTGCTGCATATAACTCATTGAGTCGTTTAAAGGTAACACCCTGTCTGTCACCAATCCAGTAGTAGGAAAGGTCACCGAATGCAATCGGCTTTGTACCCGATGCAGCATTTGCAATTGATGAAGATGTGTAAACAGGCTTACCGAGAAGTGTGTCGGTTTCACCGTCCTTAATAGACGGCTGCCATAAATACTGACCGTTGCTGTCCTTAAGTTTTCTGATGCTGTTTACTGTGCTGTCATTTAAAAGCCAAACACCGTTTTTACGATATGGCGCTTTAAGGCTGTAATAAAGGTCGATGAGTTCATCGGCTGTGATTGTTACTGTTGATGCAGCTGTCACACCAACTTCACCGCCCTCACTGTCATCAAAAATACCGTAAGGCTTTGCACTGCCGTCACCGATAACAAAGGCTTCCTCTTCAGCTTCACCGATTCGTCTTGCAAACTCCTGATTGAAGTAGCTTTCAAGGTCGAATGCAGAGTCGTTCAAAAGCTCTTCAGATACCTTGATTAAAGCACACAGCTTATGCGCACCGATTGTTTTCTGACCGAATGATGCATTGCTGTCGGTGATTGCAGCGTTCTCCTCAGTCCACATCGCCTTACCTCTTGTGGCAACAACAGGGATTTTGTGTGCGTTTGACGCTGTTGTAAATGTATGTGCAAGCTGACGAATTACAAGCTCTTCATCAAGTGCCTGAACAAGTGTGTTTTCAAAGGTTTCCGGTACAAGAAAACCGCCCTCGCTGTCAACACCCTCGCTGAGAATGTTTCTGACCTCCTGCGTTGAGCGGTTTCTCATCTGATTCCAGAATGCTTTGTTGTACTTTTCAGAAGCTGTGCCTGTTTTACTCTCACGATTGACGTTATCGGGTTTTGAAACAAGCGGTGTGCTTGTCGGGAGATTTAACTCTCTTTCAAGGTCGTCTACTCTTTGCTGACGCTCAATCTCGTGACCGAGGTCAACAATATCCTTTTCCATCTTTTCATAAGCTACGGTATCTTCAGCCGAAAGAATACCGGTTTCGTTTCTGTGGGAATCAAGAAATGCTTTTGCCTGTTCCCAGATTTTTGCTCGTTTCTCACGAAGTTCGTTAATTTTAGCCATAGTAAAATTCCTCCTTAAGGTTTTAATAAATTAAGTCTTTTTTCAAGGTCTGTGATGTCTGTTCTTGTGTTAGCACCGGCATTTGCTAAATAGTGTGATTTAAGTTTATTTTGAAGAGCCACACTCACTGCTCTGCGTGAAAACAGGATAGAATCCGATGCTTTGTTTTTCTCCTTTTCATCTTCATTAATTTTCTTGTCGGGTTCTATAATGCTGTCTGCAAATCCGAGTTCAACGGATTTCTTTGCATTCATCCATGTTTCTTCCTCCATAAGACGGGCAAGCTTTGCTCTGCTCATTCCTGTTTTGATTTCATAAGCATTTATAATGCTCTCCTTGACCTCCTCAAGCATTTCAATAGCCTTCTGCATTTCGTTGTGGTCACCCATTGCAACCGTAGCCGGATTATGAATCATAAGCATTGAAACAGGGGACATCATCACATTGTTTCCAGCCATAGCAATTACAGATGCAGCACTTGCGGCAATACCGTCAATCTTAACGGTTACATTGCCTTTGTAATCCATCAGCATATTGTAAATCTGAGCCGCAGCCACACAATCACCGCCCGGAGAGTTAATCCAAACTGTAATATTACCCGAGCAGCTGTTTAACTCGCTTTTAAAAAGCTGAGGAGTGATATCATCATCAAACCAGCTTTCTTCCGCTATTGTTCCGTTAAGAGTCAAAATTCTCTCTGTCGGATTACTTTCCGTCAGGTTCGTCCATTTCCAGAATTTCTTCATTTTCTTCCTCCTTGTTATTGATATTTGCAAATGCTCCTGCGTTGTTAAGAGGGAGCATATTTCCGTTTACAAGATATAAATCGCCACCTTTTTCCGTTGGAATACGGTCAAGATTTTCAAGCTCTCGTATATCGTTTGCCGACATCCATCCGTTCTGCCTTGCCGTAGCATAGCCACTCATTCTGCTTGCGTAGTCACCACGCAGAAGTCCGTCAACATTAAACTTCACAAAGTACGAACTTTTTTCATTTCTTGAAAGCAAGGAGCGGAAAATTGACTGCTCCCAACGCACTATCCACGGCTCAAGTGTGTACTTCACAAATTCAAGTGACTGCTGTTCAATATTAGAAAAGCTCGATTTTTCAAGGTCACCCACCATATGCGGAGGCACTCTGAAAATTCGAGCTATCTCATCTATCTGAAATTTTCTGGTTTCGAGGAACTGTGCCTCGTTCGGCGAAATTGAAATCGGTGTGTACTTCAGTCCCTCCTCAAGCACGGCAACTCTATGACTGTTGCCACTTCCCGCAAAGGCGGCATTCCACGAATCACGAACCTTTGACGGGTCTTTAAGCGTACCCGGATGTTCAAGTACACCGCTGG